CTTCTGGCAGAAAGATGCGTTGGAGATTTTGCCTGGTCGTTACGCTGTTCCCTCCGATGCTGGCGTTGCAGTGATGCGTGCCTCCACCGATCAGGGCATCGAGTTGGTCATGCAGAAGCAATACGATGTCAACACCATGAAGACCAAGTATCGCTTGGACACCCTGTATGGTGTGGTCAATAAGCAGCCAGAAATGTCTGGTATTTTGTTGTTCGGTCAGACTTAATTAGGGAGCAAATCATGAGCTATAACGTAGTTTTTGCACAAGGCACAGTTACTGTTGCCGTTCCCGCTGGCGAGAAAATTGCTGTTCAATCCTATTCCACGGCAGAAGTGTTTCAAGAAGTTGGTTTCCCCAATTTCCCTGAAGCCAATGATCTGTTGGCAACGGTTGACAACACCACTTTCGTGTCCAGCGCATTCACCAATGCTACCAACGTGATTATTCAGGCTGGTGCATCGGGTGCTGTTTATGCTGTTGGTACAGCACCGACCATTAGCAACAATGGAAACTGGCAACCTCAAGGTGCGCCAGCCAACATTGCTGACGGTGGTTCGATGGCTGCAACTGCGGCTAACGTGCTTACAAGCATCATCACAGCAACTCCAACGGCAAGCCGTGACATCCAGTTGCCAACAGGCGCTGCGCTTGATCTGGCAACCGAGTGGAATGTTGATGATTCGTTCGACTTCAGCGTTATTACTTTGGCCGCGTTTGCTTTGACCTTGACGGTCAACACAGGCGTGACCATCGTGGGTGGCCCTGCAACAGGTGCTGCTGCTGGCGCTGCTGCACGTTTCCGTCTGCGTAAGACTGCTGCGGATACGTTCGTTGTCTATCGCATCATGTAATTGAAACAGACAGGCCAGCAGAAATGTTGGCCTGTTTTAACAAGGAGCACATCATGCCAATGGCAAAAGGTTATTCTGATAAGACAATTTCCAAGAATATCAAAATGGAAATGAAATCTGGCAAGCCGCAAAAGCAAGCAGTTGCAATGGCACTTGGCATGGCTACTAAGTCGGCAAAAGCCGCTGGTAAGCCAAGCAAAGCACCAATGAAAAAGAAATGATTAAGTCAGCGGCAATCATTAAGAACAAGACTCTCGCCCCGTGGCGGGAGTTGCGTTTGCAAAAGCGCAAGCTGAAAAAAGCAAATGCCGCAGAGCGTAAAGCAATAAAGCAGATTCGCCCATCACCTATTAGCGCACAGATTATTGATGTGCCTGATGAGCCAATTGAAATGCTTGAAGTTGTTGAGACTGTTGATGACAGCCCACCAACTCGTGAGGAAATGCTACAACAGGCTGAAGCCATTGGTATGAAGGTTGACAAACGCTGGTCAGATGCGACACTTCTGAAACACATTGAGGAATCAGCATGGGCTACAGAAAAAGACAATTCATAAGCGCAGCCTTTGAGGAAATCGGGTTAGCGTCTTATGTGTTTGATTTACAACCTGAACAGCTTCAATCTGCCTTGCGTAGATTAGATGCAATGATGGCAGACTGGAACGCCAAGGGCATCCGTTTGGGTTACCCTTTGCCATCCAGCCCACAAGATAGCGACCTAGATGAAGAAACTCTAGTTCCTGACTCGGCTTATGAAGCCATTATTTGCAGTCTAGGAATCAGGCTTGCCCCAAGTTATGGCAAGACAGTGATGCCTGACACAAAAGCCACTGCCAAGCAAGGTTACGATATTCTGTTGCAAAGAGCCACATTCCCGCTTGAACAGCAACTTCCGGCAACGATGCCTGCTGGTGCTGGCAATAAGCCTTGGAGAGTCTACGATAATCCGTTTATCAGACCACCAGCCAATCCAGTTACCGCTGGCCCTGATGGGCCTCTTGAATACTATTAAGGACAGTCATGCCACAAATCAATCAGTTACCAGTACTCAGCACTGTTTCAAGCGGTGACCAGTTACCCGTTTATTCGCCCAATAATGGTGATGCAAGACGCACCTCGATTGGAAGTTTGCTGACGTTTTTCCAGCAGAGTTTTGCCTCGCCAACATTGGCGACTAATTTGTTCACACCAGGCACTGGATTTAACATTGCAGTGCCTACACCAGTAGCACAACAGCAATGGATGTTGATTCAACCTGCCGCTACTTTGGCCACTGGCACAATCACATTGCCGCTAAACACCCAAACGCCTGATGGCACACAAGTTACAGTGACCAGCACACAAATCATCACCGCATTCACATTGGCGCTAAATGGTGCAAGCAATGCTTTTGGCGCACCAACCACGATGGCTGCTAATGCCTTTTTCACCGTGCGTTTTTATCAAGCCACAAACTCGTGGTATCGGATTGCATAATGGCAACGAAGCCAAAGTCATCGGTCAATGAGGCTGGCAACTACACGAAGCCAACCATGCGTAAGCGTCTCTTTGAGGAAATCAAAGGTTCTGCTGTGCAAGGGACTGCGGCTGGCGAATGGTCGGCTCGCAAAGCCCAGCTGTTGGCAAAGAAGTACAAAGAAAAAGGTGGCGGTTATAAATGAAAGCCACACAAAAAAGCCTCAAAGATTGGTCAAGCCAAAACTGGCGCACCAAGTCGGGAAAGCCATCGTCTGAAACAGGTGAAAGGTATCTGCCTGAGAAGGCGATTAAAGCCTTGAGTGCGGCTGAATATGCGGCAACCACACGGGCAAAGCGTGAGGCTACAAAGGCAGGCAAGCAGTTTGCCAAGCAGCCTAAAAAGATTGCTGAAAAGATCAAGGGGTTCAGATGAAAAGCCCAGCCTATGCACGAAAAGAAGGTCAGAATCCAAAAGGCGGCTTAAATGCCAAGGGAAGGGCTGCGGCAAAGGCCGAGGGCATGAATCTGAAGCCACCCGTCAAGTCTGGTGACAATCCCCGTAGAGCATCATTCTTGGCTCGCATGGCTGGCAACGCTGGCCCTGAATACAAAGATGGTGAACCCACTCGATTGCTATTAAGTCTGAGGGCTTGGGGTGCATCATCAAAAGCAGATGCCAAAGCTAAAGCAAAACGCATCTCTGAACGCAATAAGGCCAAGTAATGCAAATACCTATCTTGAACGGTATTTACACCGACAGCACCCCTGAGTTGCGTACATCGTACCCAGTGAATCTTGTTCCTGTGCCAAAACAGTCAGGTATCAGCAATGGGTTTCTGCGACCAGGCGATGGGATAGTTGCAAACGGCACAGGCCCAGGCATTGACCGAGGTGGCATCAACTGGCAAGGTCGATGCTATCGAGTCATGGGTACGAAGTTGGTAGAGATAAGCAGCACGGGCGCTGTGACCATCTTGGGTGATGTGGGTGGGCCAACAGACAAATTGGTAACATTTGATTACAGCTTTGATGTGTTGGCTATTGCTTCTGGTGGTCGCTTGTATTATTGGATTCCAGTTAATACGCCAGCAACATCGGTGTGGAATCCAACTGCACCAATTCTGAGACAAGTCACAGACCCAGACCTTGGGGTGGTGCTTGACTTCTGCTGGGTGGATGGCTACTTTATGACGACTGATGGTTCTAATTTGGTCGTGACTGAATTGACAGACCCAACTCAGGTCAACCCTTTGAAATATGGTAGTTCAGAGGTTGACCCAGACCCTGTGGTAGCACTTATCAAGTTAAGAAATGAGGTCTACGCTCTTAACAGCAATACGATTGAGGTATTCGATAACGTGGGCGGTGAAGTATTTCCTTTTGCAAGGATTGATGGCGCACAAGTTCAAAAGGGTGTACTTGGCACACAAGCCTGTTGCATTTTCATTGACCGTATTGCTTTCTTAGGCGGTGGTCGCAACGAAGCACCATCAATCTATGTTGGTGCAGCTGCGACAACACAAAAACTCAGTACCCAAGAGATTGACAATATCTTGTTGGAATACACTGAAGCTCAGTTGGCCTTGGTCAAACTGGAAGCCAGAAATGACAAGAATCATCAGCATTTGTATGTGCATTTGCCAGACCAGACCCTTGTATATGACGCATCAGCATCTGAAGCACTGCAAACCCCTGTTTGGTTTGTTTTGGTCAGCACCCTGTCAGGATTAGCCCAATATCGAGCCAGAAACATGGTCTGGGTTTATGATAAGTGGCTAGTCGGTGATCCACAGTCCAACAATATCGGTTATCTGGTACAAGACACAGGCCACCATTGGGGGCAGCAAGTGTATTGGGAGTTTGGCACGCTGATTGTTTATAACGAAAGCAATGGCGCTATTTTCAATGAAATGGAATTGGTCAGCCTGACGGGTAGTATTGCACTTGGCAAGAATCCGCAGATCAGCACCAGTTATTCATTGGATGGGCAAACTTATTCACAGGAAAAGTTTATCTCTGTTGGCACGATTGGAAACCGCCAAAAGCGTTTGGCATGGTTTCAGCAGGGTCACATGAGGAACTGGCGCATTCAGCGTTTCCGTGGTGACAGTGATGCCCATGTGTCCTATGTGCGCCTTGAGGCACAGATTGAAGCATTGGCATACTGATGGCAACCGCACCCGTTTCCCGCAGACTAAACCTAACCCGTGACCAACTTGCGGAGTTCTTGACCGATCAACAACAGATCAGACAGTTTGAACTTTTATTTTCTACTGTTGATACATTGCAAGTTATTGTCGGGACTGATTTTGAATATCAAGCAGACACGGCAGCGGCAACAGCAAACGAAGCATTGGCACAATTAAGTGCTTTGGCTCAAGATACCGCAGTCGATGACGCTGTGCTTAATGCCAAGATTCAGCAGACATTGGATGCCATTCCAAGATTGGCTCAAGCATTGGATTTGCTTGCACTTGCCCCTGTGCGTAATAATATCGAACTAGAGCACGATGTAAATGGCATCTTGCCTTATGCAAACCAAACCCCAAGGGTTCGATCTAATCAGGTGCTGTTATGGCTTTCGATGTAATTACCCCTGTTAAATTAGGCCAAGCCGCCATCACCACTGGCGTAACTACGCTTTACACTGTGCCAGCGGCAACTAGAACGCTTCTCAAAGAATTCAGCATTGCCAACACAACGGCAGCCGCAATTAACGTGAGAGTGTTTTTAGTGCCATCAGCAGGTTCGGCTGGAACTGGAAATGCTTTCCTATACGATGTGCCTGTGCCAACTGCTAATGCCCTGCAATACAACGGTATTGAGGTGCTGAACGCAGGAGATACCATTCAAATTCAGGCTGCATCGACTGGCCTCACAATCATCGCAAGTGGTGGCGAAGCCACATAAGGAGTATGAAATGACCGTATCAATCAAGGTGCTGATACCACCAAAGCAAGCCGAAGGCACTCAGACTACGCAGTACACCGCTGTGAACTGTAAAGCGATTATTGACAAATTTACTGCCACAAATACCACGGCAGGAAATGTCACGATCAGCGTTAACTTGGTGACAGGTGGCGGCACAGCAGGCGTAACCAATCTGATTGTGGATACCCGAAGCATTGCACCAGATGAGACATACACATTCCCTGAATTGGTTGGGCAAGCATTGGAGTCTGGTAGTTTTATCTCAACGATTGCCAGCGCAGCCACATCATTGACAATCCGAGCATCAGGCCGAGAAATCACTTAAAGGAGCACAGCATGAAAGAATTTATGGTTATCCCACGGGGCTTTAATGGCTTGCCGATGGAAGAAGAATTTTTGACCAACGCAGAGAATAAAAAGAACTATGCCGTTGCGGTAGCTGATTGGAACTATGGCCCTGAAATGCCTACCAATGAAGCTGGTGCAAATAAGGAGTTTTACGCTGGTTTGGCAGAAGCGATGCAATGCGATGAAAAAGACGCAAGACGCAAGCATTGCTCAAACTGCGAGTATTACGACAATAGCTTCATGACCCAAGTCAGAATTGAGCGCATCCCAATGGCGGCTTATGACAAGGGTGCAGGGTTCAGGGGTCACTGCGAAAAGCTGAACTTTATCTGTAACGATATGCGGGTTTGTCAGGCTTGGGAAGACAGAGAATATGAGGATTGACCTTTTGTCAATTTGTGCGAAAATCAAGCCGCTGAGTTCTGGCATCCAGCGGCCTACCCTATCTAGGAGTTTTGGATGACCAATGGACTGCGAGAAAACTTGACAAAAGTTTTTATGCTGCCTACGCCAGCCGTAGAGTGGCTACTCATGGTCTTTGACGCAATCCAAGTCTTTGATGATGTAGCAGATGGCGATCAAGTGGCACGAGAAGACCTCAATGCGACCATTTGGAACACATTGGTGGGTATGCACCAGAATACATTTTTTATCGCCAACAGCGCCCATTTAACGCCTTTGTTGGCGACAATGATTCTCAAGTGGCAAGCCTCAGATACGGCAGAACGCAATAAACAAGCAGATGCAAAATCGTTCATTTGGAGAGCCGGATATTACGACTTGATTTTGATGACCGTCTCGCTGGTACATGGGGCTGGATATGCCACAAAATATGGCCATCATGTGATGGCTTTGTATGGCGAGACTTTTGAAGATTACATGAAGGAGTTTGGCGATGCCTGATCCAATAACCGCCCTAGTCGTTGGTGGAAGCCAACTTCTCGGAAGTAGAACGCAAGCTAAAGCCGCTGGCGAGGCCGCAGAGATTCAGTCTGGTGCAGCTCAAGCAGGCATTGAAGAACAACGTAGACAGTTTGATGCTTTACAGGCGATATTGAAACCCTATGTAGAGGTTGGTGCGCCAGCGATGGCTCGTTATCAAGCATATGGTGAAGCAGGGCCAAAAGCATTTGAACAACAACAAGCATTAGCTGGTGTTCTTGGCCCTGAGAGACAGGCAGCAGCGATTGCCGAAATTGAACAGGGCGGTGGTTTTCAAGCCAGAGTTCGATCTGGTGAAGAGGCGTTATTGCAACGTGCATCTGCCACAGGTGGATTGCGTGGTGGCAATATCCAAGCGGCATTGGCTCAATTTAGACCACAAATGTTGGAACAAGAAATTGAGCGCCAATACGGAAGGCTTGGTGGTTTCTCAGATATTGGTCGTGAAACAGAGGCTAATTTACTAAAAATCGGTCAAGCATCTGCCGCTGGTGTTGGCGCACAAGGCATAACTACTGGCACAAATGTGGCAAATTTACTTGCTCAACAGGGCGCAGCACGGGCTGGTGGTGAGATCGGTCAAGCTAGGGCTTATGGACAATTATTTAACTTGCCTGGTCAATTGCTTGGTTTCCAATACGGTGCAGGAAAAACTCCAGGACTTGGGTTTTAAGGATTAGAACATGGCAACGATTAACCCTTTAGTGCGCCCAATTGATTACACAGTGGATGTGCAAAGTCCATTTGAGTCTGCTTTGGGTGGATTCAAACTTGGTGCTGGAGTTGCTGAAATACAAGCGACACAGCAAAGGCGTGAACTTGAACGCAAAGCATTAGAGCAAGCACAAACAGCTCAAACCGAACTTGCAAATTTATTCAAAAACCCAAATGCAACAGCAGCAGATTATGAACGTGTAGCGGTATTTTTACCCAAAGATCAAGCCGCAATCCTAACGCAAGGTTTTGAAAGAAAAACTAAAGAGCAACAACAGGCTGATTTGCGTATTGGCGGTGAAGTTTATACAGCCATTAAATCAGGCAATATTGATGTTGCAAAACGCAGACTTACAGAAAAAGCTATTGCATTACGCAACAGTGGTCGTGAAAGTGAAGCAAAGGCAGCAGAAGATTCTTTGGAGTTAATAAATTTAAATCCAACGGGAGCGCAGACAACCATTGGTTTATACATGGCAAGACTGCCTGGTGGCAAAGAATTTTTGGAAAGCGCAGACAAGACACTGTCAACACAAAGGGAAGAAGCCCTCCAGCCAAGCGTATTAAAAGAAGCTGTAGCTAAAGCAGACAAAGCTGTTTCTGATGCAATAGTGGCAAAAGAAACGGCAACAAATGCACCAGCTATGGCAAAAGCTGATGCAGATTTGAAAGCTGCACAAGCACAAAAAGCACAAGTTGAAGCCAAGTATGCAGAACAAGTTACAAAATTAGGCATTCGCAAAACAGAAGAAGACATCATCATCAATAAAGAGAATGCTCGTATTGCTGCATTAAACGCAGCGATAGCAAGAGAGACAAATGTAATTAAGCAAGGAGAATTACAGCAAAAAATTGATGATGCTAAAGAAAAGCGTGATGCGGCTGATAGAGATCAAAAAGCAACTCTTGCCAATCAATCAGCAGACATTGACAACTTCATCAATACTGCCATAAGAATCAAGCAGACACCAAGAGATATTATCAATGCCGCAACTGGCCCGATAGCATCAAGATTGCCAACTACAAATCAGGGTGTTGCTGATTTTGAAGCATTGGTCGAAACGCTTGGTTCACAGGCTTTTCTTGCACAGATTCCAAAAATCAAAGGCACTGGTAACTTGACTGAAAAAGAGGGTGACAAACTTCAAGCATCTTTGCAGAACTTATCACTCAAACAATCACCAGATCGTTTATTGGCAAATGTAGACGAAGCAGTACGATTGTTGGAAAAGGCAAGAGTTACCATCACAGCCCGTTCAGGATTGCCAACTGTGCCAAGTGATGTGCCAGCAAGAGAATTAAGTGTATCGGTAGGCGGCACTACTTACAATTTCCCAACAAAAGCGGCAGCTGATGCTTTTAAAAATTCTGATGCTTACCGCAGAGCCGCAGGGACTAGATAATGGCAACAGAACTTGAAGCACTAGCAAAACAATTAGGCGGCTCGGTTCAGTCGCCTGCTGAGACTTTACGTGTAGAAGTAGGCGGTGTGCCTATTTTTGCCGAAAGTTCAAAGGCAAGCACGATTACACCGCCAGCAGGTTTTCAATTACTGTCAGTAAAACAAGCAGATGTAAAACCATCAGGTTCTTACTTTGATGAAACATTGAATGCTTGGTTGACTCCGACAGTCCAAGCAACTCAAGCAGCGCAACCTGCTAAAACAGAAGACCTTGCGGTACTTGCGGCTCAATTAGGCGGTACTGTTGAAAAGCCATCCACAACAGCAACTGGACTTGCTGGTGCGGCAACCAGAGGCTTGGCTTTGCCTGCGGCTGGTGCGGCTTTGGGTGCTGCTATGGGTGCTCCATTTGCTGGTGTTGGTGCGATACCAGGTGCTATTGCAGGAGCTGGTGCGGCTACCCTTGCAGGACTTCTTGGCGACCCAATTATTAGCGGTGTAAATACTATTTTCGGCACAAAATACACTTTGCCAACAGATGCAATGGAAGACTTGCTGACTCGTGTTGGCGTGGCTGAACCTCGCACTGCGGCAGAACGCATCCTGCAAACGACAGCGGCTGGTGCAAGTGGCGGTCTTGGCGGTGTTGCTGTGGGTAAAGCTGTGGAAGCCGCTGCGACAGGGCCAGTTGCTCGTGAAGTTGGCAGATTATTGGCAACAACACCAGCACTTCAAGCAATTAGTGGTGGTACTGCGGCTGGTGCTGGTGGTCTTGCGAAAGAGGCTGGTGCTGGCACTGCTGGGCAGATTGCGGCAACCGTTGGCGGTGCTTTTGTTCCATCTATACCAGCGGCAACTAGGGCGGTGACTCAACAAGTGGCAAGGCAGATTGCACCAGCGGGTGCTGGTATTCGTGAAAGACTCGAACCAACAACGATTCAGCAATTGCGTGCTGGTCAAGAAGTCCCAACAGAACCAACCACTAGAGAATCTTTGCAAAGCATCAAGGCAACTGTGGGTGAAAAAATATCACCACAAGATCAGCAAAATATTAGAAAGCAGATTGAGCAAAGCCCAGATTCGATTGAGGTCGTCAATTTCCGCCTTTCAGGTACACAAGCCGTTCCTGATAATCAAGCTGTAGATGCCATAAAGCAGGGTTGGAAAGATGGCACGATTGCCAGCATCAAGGCTGCAACAGACAAAGATCGTCAGGCCATGACCAAGATGCTCAACATCTTCAAGATGGGCGAGAAGAGCGAAAAGTTCCGAGCCATTAACAGGCCAGCAGACATTCTTGGTGATACTGTTGATTCAAGAATCCAATTCTTGTCAAGCGCAAATAAGCAAGCTGGTGCTGATATAAACAAAATTGCCAATGCTCAATTGCGTGGTCAACGAGTTGATTTTGACCCTGCCGTAAATACGTTTCTTGATGATCTTGGTGCTTTGGGCGTGAAGGTTGAACTTGACGCAAACGGGGTCGCCAAGGCCAATTTGCAAGGTTCTGATATTCAGGGAGACAGACAGGCTCAACGTGTCTTAAACATGGTTCTAGAGCGTTTGAGCACAGTTAAAGCCCCTGATGCTTATGGCGTTCATACAGCCAAGCGATTTATTGATACTCAAGTAGATTTTGGCAAAAGAAGTCTCGCAAATCCGTTGACTGCACAAGCTGAACGCACATTGAAAAATTTGCGTAGAAACTTGAATACAACCCTTGGTGATAGTTTCCCTGAATACAGAGCCGCCAATGAAAAGTATTCAGACACCATCACTGCGCTTGATGACTTGCAAAAAGCGGCTGGCACAAATATTGATTTTGATTCAGCAAATGCAAACAAACAACTTGGCACAGCGATGCGTAAGTTGACTAGCAACTACGGGACACGAGCAAATTTAATTGACGCACTTGACCAAGCTAATAGCACATCGACAAAATATGGCCTGAAGTTGGATGATGACATCGTGAACCAGTTGATCTTTGTCAATGAACTTGATCGTATGTTTGGTGCAGCCGCACAGACCTCACTGAAGGGACAAGTTGCTGAAGCCATGCAGACTGGTGTTGATATTGCAAGAGGCGGTGCGGCAAGACGAGCATTAGAATTGTTGGCTGAAAAGGCTGAAGAATTGCGTGGCATCAATAAAGAAAACGCAGTCAAAGCAATGGAAGAATTGCTCAAGCGTAAAGCTGGTCAACCGTAAACAGGAGAATAAATAAATGTCAGCACTTTCAATTCAAGTACCGTTTCCAGTCTTTCAAGATCGTGACGGAGAGCCGTTGGACAATGGTTATGTCTGGATTGGTGTAACAAATCTCAATCCGCAAACAAATCCTGTTAATGTCTATTTTGATTCTGATTTAACTATTTTGGCAACACAACCATTACGAACGATCAATGGTTATATTTCCCGTTCTGGTTCACCTGCTCAAGTTTATGTCGATGGGGCAGATTTCAGCATCTTGGTGCAAGATAACAAAGGTTCACTGGTTTATAACTTTCCAGAAGGAACTGGTATTAGTCCAAGCGCAACTGGCATTTCATTTGTGCAGACTGGCACTGGAGCTGTTACACGCACCGTGGCTGCCAAACTGCAAGAATATGTAAGTGTGCTGGACTATGGTGCAGACCCAACTGGTGTAACCAATAGCATTCGTGCATTTAACTTTGCCATGCGTTCTGGCAAGTCGGTTTATATTCCCCGTGGCACTTATTTAATTGAACCAGATACTACGCCAGGCACGCCCTTTGGCGACTTCATGATCTATCTTGGCAGTAGCGGTGGAGTTCCTTTGTTGCAATCAAACTTGAACGGTTTGACAGTATTTGGTGATGGTTATGAATCCATTATTAAGCTGGGAAACAATGTAGGACGCAATAGGCTGTTGTTCGGAGCTGGCGTTGGAGATTCCCTTGCCAGCATGACGTTCCGTGACTTTGCCATCAACTTTAATGGCGCAAACAACCTGCAAACCAGCTTCAGCGATCCACTTCGCCTTAACAGTGGCTTCTACTTTTTCTGCCCATGTAACAACATGACTTTTGAGAATTTGTATATGTACGACTTCTCAGGTTCTCAGGCAATTCGTGTTGGTAATGACACCAGCAACTATGGCTTAAATATTAAAATATTGAATTGCCGAGTCAACAACTTCGGTATCGGTTTGTCAGGAAATTTCCAGCAAGATGTGTCGGTGTTCTACATTCAGGCAGATGGCATTCTGATTGATGGATGCTGGTTTCAAAATAGCGATTTTACGTTCGACCTTTCTCGGGGTCAGACTGCGATGGAGTTGCATGGTTCGAATTCAACCATTGTTACAAACAATAGATTCAGCTTTACTCAACTGCCAGTTTTGATTGTTTCTGCACTTACTCCAAACAGTAATGTTCTCATTGACAACAACGTAATGATTCAATGTGCTTATTTGGCAAGTCTTGACCCAGCTGAATTAGATCAAAAACGCATCACAATTAGCAATAACATTTTCCAAAGTACCAAAACCTCGACTTCAGGCATTATTGGTGTTGGCAACAGCACAGAAACCGCCAAAGTCCGTGAAGATGTGTTTATTATTGGTAATACTATCAATTGTTTTGGCAACACTAATAGACTTGTGAATTTGGTTTATTGTGAAGATGCGTATCTGCGCTCTATTGTTATTCAAGACAATATTGTTGGTGGTTTGTTGGGTTCGCTACTTTACTTTGCTGGTGTTGTTCGCAATACTGGATTTTGCGATATCGTCATCAAAAATAACCGACTTGATTCACTTGGTAATGTTGGTGGAAGTACATTTCCAACTGTTCCGGCATTTATATTTGTTTCCCCAAGTTCGGGAACTATTAACGCATTGACGATTGATAACAATCAATTCTTTAATTCTTCAGCCAAAGATTACAGTTCGCTTGGTCTAATCCGTGTTGGTGGAAATATAAATTATCTGACCATTGAGAACAATGACGTTTCTCCAGTCAATGCTGCCTATCCGGTCACGACAGAGAACAGTCTTGTAAGCCTTATCAGACTGATTCAAGCAGGCTACTATATGCCAGTGGATTACCGCACTGGCCCAACTACTATTTCTGCTGGCGGCACAGTTAATTTGTATGACTTTACTGGCGGTAATGGATGGGGTAACAATGACAACGCATTGCTTATAGTTCAGCTTTGGATTGGTATTGGCGGTAGTAATAGCAACACAATTCAATTTTTGAACATTGGTTGGTCATCATCTGGTGGCAATGTTACTACTGCCTCAAACTTTGGAACATACTCGGCCAATATCAGCGTTTCATTTAGCGGAACAACACTGCGGATTACCAATTCAAGTGGGGCAGCTTTATCTCTTTATTGGAATGTCAAAGGTCTTACAACCAAACCAATCAACTTTTTGATCTAAGGAAAACCAACATGGCACTCAGCAAGAAAATCACTATTTACGTCCACGGCACTGCTGTGGAATTCCCAAGCGCCTACTGTAAAATCACAGCCATCACTGGCAACAAAGAAGCTATGACAGCAACCATTGGAACACTGTCTAAGCAAGATGGCGACTTAATCACATCCTCATCGTTCCAGTTCACACCAGAGCTGGATGGCAAAAACTTTATTGCTCAGGCTTATGACGAAGCCAAGAAGTTGCCTGAGTTTGAAAATACCATCGATTGCTGAGGTAAAAAATGTTAAAAACAGTTAGTTCAACAACAAACGTCTCGCAGATTGTCGGAACACTTCCAACGACTAATGGTGGCACAGGCCAGTCTTCATGGACTGCTGGCGATTTGCCATATTACGCATCTGGCACTGCACTTTCAAAACTCGGTATTGGTGCTGCCAATCAAATTTTGCAATCGACAGGAAGCGCACCACAATGGACAACAGACCCAACTGTTGTCTTGATGTCAGCAACATCTCGCTATCGAATCACTGGTAATGGAGCAAATCCGTTGGCTGCAGAGATTGGTTGGGGAACAAATGGCGCTGGCAGTCGAATGTTGCTGAACGTCCCAACTGCTGGTGAGTTTAACTTCCAAGTGAACGCTGCGACTGTGGCTTTGATTACTGGCACTGTCATTGGGCCAGCTAGTGACAACGTTGCATCTGCTGGTTTGTCGTTCTGGCGCTATTCGGTTGTCTATGCTGCCACAGGCACAATCAATACATCTGATGCCCGTACAAAACAACAAGTCTTAAATTTGACTGTTGCAGAGAAAAATGTTGCCAAGCGCATCAAGGGCTTAATTAAAACATTTAAGTTTAACGATGCTGTTGAAGCCAAAGGTGATGGCGCTCGAATTCACATTGGCGTAGTGGCTCAAGAAGTTGCCAATGCATTTACCGCTGAAGGTCTTGACCCAAACAAATACGCATTGTTCTGCCATGACACATGGGAAGATAAATTTGAAGATATTTATGAAGATCAAGAGATTACCAATGCAGATGGCGTGACTGAAACTATTAGCGTTAACACAGGCCGTAAAAAACAAGTTTTGGTAGCTGGTGATCGATTTGGCATCCGTTACGATCAACTCTTGGCATTTGTCATCTCAGCACTTTAAGGAAAAACTATGTCCACTAATTCACAAATTGCATTTGCACCACTTGGCAATACAGTTGTCATCCCTGCTGCGGCTTCGGCCTCAACTGGCGTTCAGGCGCTTGTTGATTCACGTTTTGATGGTCAGGCCGTAGGCCAATACCGAATCATCAACAGTAGCTCCAATATCGTATTCTTGGGTGTAGGCCAAACAGCGGCAATCGCTACGGCAAATGCTGTTGCTCCTGTTGCCGGAACACCATCGGCTGCTATTGTTCTAGTGCCTGGCGCTGTAGAAGTGCTACGCTTTGGGCGTGAGGTATTTTTCAGTGGATTGGCCTCGGCTGCATCTACTGTCTATATCGTCCAAGGTGAAGGTATGTAATGTTGGAGACTGATGTCATGGCAGACAATAACGAGATTGACCTTGTGAAATATGGCGTGCTCTGGCAAAAAGTTCAGGACATGGACAAGAAAATGGATAAGGTCGAGCGTCAGCTTGATGAACTTATGGCTCTTGCCAACAAAGGTCGTGGTGGCCTTTGGTTTGGCATGACCATTGTCTCAGGCGTGTCTGCCGTGGTCGGTTATTTTTTAAGTTATTGGAAGCATTGAAATATTTACTTGCGGTGGTTTTAACAATCTCGCAAGTATCATCAACTGAATACAGGTGCGTTCGCTGGGCATGGACAGGTGATGTTTTTAATCGCAAAGTAGTATGCCTTGAGTGGAAAAAGGTAGAGCGAAAATGAT